GCGTCCTGGCAACCCGTGTTGGATTGGGATAGCGCAGGCAAGTCAGGGAGCCGCCTGTTTTCTCTTTAGTGAACCTGCAAGTCAGGCAAGTCTCTGGGTTCCGTTCCATTAGTCACTCGCTTTCTTGTAGCTGTGCTGGATGACCATCTCGATCGGTGTCATCCCGATTTCGCGCATATAGGCTGCAAGGACTGCGCTTTCTTCCTTGCGTTTGGTTTCGTCCATCTTCCGCATGGCGATGATCTTGCGGATGATTTTTATGTCATAGCCGTTGCTCTTGGCTTCGGTGTAGATGTCCTTCACATCTTGCTTCAGAAGGCTAATCTCGTCTTCCTGCTTCTCGATGCGCTCGACGATGCTTGTGAGTTGGTTGTTAGGCTGATCCGACATTTCTCCCCTCCTCTTGTAACCTATCCAGTTCCCGCAGCACCAGCGCCGCGTAACCCATAATGTCCACCCAATGATCGCGCTCGAATGGATCGCCGCAGATGATGCGAGCGACCTTCTGTTGGATCATATGGATACTCTCACGCATATAACACGGCATCTGATCCCAGTTTCTCCCCTGCTCACATAGGCGTTTCAGCGTCTGCGATGCCGTCGATTGCTCCACATATGACCCGTGCGTCGTCTCCCTCGTCGATAAGATATTGTAGATATTCTGATCCATTAGTGAGCTTCCATTGTTTGACGGCGTGTAAGATGGTCGTGTGATCTCTGCCGCATAATCGACCTGTTTCCGCAAATCCGTATCCATTTGAGATAAGAGCGAACCAAGCCTCGCGTCTGAGTAGGATGTGTGGTCGTGTTCTGGATTGTCCAACAAGTTGCCTCCATGTCATGTAATGTTTACGCAGGATTGGCAGAACGATCTGCCTGACCCTCTCTCGCTGACAACCCTGCAAGATCAGCATGTCGTCGAGCGTGAACTTGATTACTGTTGGTTTCTCTTCCTGTGGAATTTCGATTGGTGGCGCGATCTTCCTTGGCGGCGGTTTACCATTCAGCCGGTTCTTCACCTCTTTGTAATGCTGCTCCCAGTTCTCTACCTGAAATTCTCGACCAGGTATCGCCGTGCCTCGCGCAATGTTTTTGTGTGTTTCAAGTCCCCGTTCCAACTGAGCGCCCTCCATACTTTCCTCACCTTGCTTTGCTGTATCCATCCGATTTGCCTGTTAAAGTATTTGACAGAATAGATGCCGTCAAATCCTATTTCACATGTGATCGGCCTCATTTCAGCCTCCCAGGATCATGCAGGCGGTGAAGACCATGCCAATGACCGAAGCTGCGGCAACTAGATTTGCTATTTCGTAGATAACCGTTTTCATCGTTTTGACCCCGTGTTTCCGTTACAGATCGAACCTATCTTGGATAAGTTGCCAAATCATTAATCCAAGGAACAAGATTGCTCCGTTGCACCCGATCACGATTACGCCTGTGAACATGGTTGCTGCGATGTTAAGCAGCGCCAGTTGATAGTCAGTCATTGTAGCTCCTCCAATGCATTGCAGACCGTGAAGTAAGTCTGGTCGTCTCGCTCCACTATGTCGTCAATGCCGCCTTCATGGTGCATGGCTTTGAGAGCAATAAGAGCATCCTCAACCTTGCGGAGCTTCCAGTGCAGTTTGAAGTATTCATCCCGCCACAGCTCGATGGATTTTTCCTGTAGGTCAACCATCTTTCTCCTCCAGTGCTTTGCGGGTGATGCGCGATGTTCGGTTTCGCAACCTAAACATGCGGCGGGTTTCGATGCTTACTTCTGCTAAACGCTCCGCGTATTCACGCAGAGGCTTCCCCCAACTGACTGCCATTTCAATGTCATAAGGTGTTAGCTTGGCTCTAAATTTGACAACGTCACCCATCATTCTCCTCCAGTGCTTTGCGGGTTTCATCTTTCAGATAATGCCAATCAGCGCGGGGAACATATTGCACCGCATCATCAAGCGCCGCCCCCAGCGTCTTAATCCGGCTTGCTGCTTCGATAAGCACTGGCTCTTCGCCAATTCTTCCCCAATCCAGCAGCCATTCGATAAGTTCATCGTCAGTCATCTTTCCCCTCCAAGGCTTTGCGGGCGATTGCGACAACATCATCGGGATGATGACTTTCACATGATGCAATACGCTGCAATGACGCCTCCAGCTTCTCGATGCGGTCGGCGGCTTTGCGCTGATTCGCAACGGCATCTTCCCAATTAAATGGCCCATAAGGACTGCGCAACAGCTTCACAAAATCATCGGTCATGCCACACCCGCTTTCTGCTTCAACAGCGCCAAAACAATTTCGCCTTTTGGCGTGATGGTCGGGAGCTTCCCGGCTCGCATCTTGATCCAACCCTCCGCCGACATGCGGGTCAGCGTATTTGCATCCGGCACTTCAGTGCGCTTGTTCTTCGTGGCAAGATCAAAGAGGAACTTGACGGTCGTCTGGTTCAATATGTGTTCGCTCATGTTAAGTTTCTCCGTTATTTTTAACACGTTCTGAGGATGTGTTAATTGCATCGACAGATGCTGGGCCGCAATAGATTTCAATTGGATCTGCTGCACACATAGGGCAGTGTGCCGACTCCATTATATCCACCGCCTTGTCAAAATTCATCGGCGTGTAAAATGCAGGCCATTCATGCTTGCACTTGCCGCAGTGGACGATGAATGGGGTTTTGGTCGTCATCATTTCTCCTCCATCAGTGCTTTCAGTTTGGCCTTGTTTTCGTCATCCATATAATATCCGACACCCCAGGATGTTTTGATCTCGACGCCATGCTGCCTCATCTTCTGGCGCAGTTTCCAAATCGAAACCCTGTTGCGCAGAGCCTCATGGTTTATGTCCGTGTAGCGGTTGTACCTGTCACCCTGCTCAGTGATGCGGTCGAGATAGGCATAGGTTGCAACTGGTCTGCTATAGATGCCCATCAAGAGCTTCATCTGGTTCTTGCTAAGAAAAATGCAGGAAACCTAAATTGGTTTGCGCCATGTCTTCGCGAAGCTGGCGCACCTCCTCTTCCAGTTCAGCAATCCGATCCAGCAATGATTGAACCGTCTGCGTCACTGCCTTTGCTCCCGTGCATCCTGGACACAAACAAGATGGGCATGTGTCCCACCATAGATCCCAAGCTCCCTGAGAGCCTGGTTCTGCGGAATAAGAACACCTGTCGTTAGATTGCAGAGCGGGCACTTGCGCTGCATCAGCGGCCTGTTGAACCGCAGATTGAAAATTGGTCTGTTGATGCTACCGACTCGCATGATTGCCCCCCAAAACGCTGCGAAGTTTCTGCCTAAGTTCCAACGGCATCGGATATTTGTCAGCGTCGATGATAGCCTGCTCCAGTTCATATATTCGTTGCTCCAGTTTGTCGCAAAGTTGCTCGGCCATCAGGTATTGCTGGTGCCAGCGGTCTTCCTGTTGCGCCCAATAGTGCGCCTGCTTCATTGCTGACATTCCAGTTCCTCCAGTATCTTCTTGATCCGCTTGATATGGTGCGTCAGTTCGATCTTGTGCCGCTGTTGCGCAGCCTCATCGGTGGCGTAGTAAACCAGCAAAGAGCAGTCAGCAATGTTGCGGGCTGCGATCTGTAGCTCGATGTATTCCGTTGGGAATTCGCTGTCTTGTTTCATCGTTTGACCTCGTTGCTGAGCGGCTCGAATCACCAGCCCATGTAAAAAAGTTTATTAGGCAAAAATGTTTTTGTAAACAAGAAAAATGGCGGTTGCGGAATATTTTTCCACAGACCGCCATTTATCGTTAATAATCAGTGAGTTATCAGCGTGAGCCGAGCGCGCCGCCAAGCAACCCAGGCACAAGTTGCTGGGCAACGGATGGCGTCCCATACTGGCCTTTCTTCGCCATCTGGTCGCGGATCGCATCCAAAGCAGCCTTCAGTTCTGGCGCTGACTTGGCGAACAACAACTTTGACAACTCGGCATTGGTCTGCTCAACCCGCGCCTGTGTCCCACCTTTGCTGATCTTCTCGCCGATGCCGCTGACCATCCGAGACAAGGCATTTGGAGCATTGCCGGTTGCGACGTCTCTGGCAAATCCTGCCATCGGAGACAAGGCCGCAAGATAGGATTGCTGCTCCAACTGCATTGGCGCTGTCTGCGATCCACCAGTGAGGATGTTCTTTGTCTTCGCCATCTTGGCTTCACGCTCGATGTTCGTGAACAGCCGATCCGTGATGGCCTGTGCCGCGACAGGATCATCAGTCACGCCCTTGATCGCCGCTTCCATCTGCATCTTTGCCTTGCCAGTGCGGAAGGCCGAAGTCACATCGCGATCAACCGCCTTTCCAAGCATGACATTTTGGAAAGCATCGAAAACGCCGACGAGATAGGCATCCTTGTCTGCCTGCGTCATGTTCCCAAGTTTCCGCTCTGTCATCTCAGCGCGTTGTTTGAAGATGCTTTGACCTTCAGCCATCGCTCTCTCAGCAGCCTTGGTATCTGCCCAGATGGAGCGAGCCTGCCGATAATCAGGGTTCTTTTCAGCTATGCTGATGATCTCATTGCGCAGATCCTGATAGACCTTGGCCTGGTTGTCCTTGCCCAGCCGATAAAGCGATGATGCCTGATCGTCCAAAGCCTTCTGGATCGAGTCGATTTCTGCATAGGTATAATCGCGGGCGATGGTTTTCCCACCCTTCTCCGTCATCCCAATGATGGGCGCAGGAGATGTTCCTTTGATCTGCGCAACAGCCTCAAGCTCATTGAATATGTTGCTCGGAACCTTCTTAAGAAGTTCATCCATCTGAGCAGATGCCGCAGACAAAGGATCGACTTTCTCATAGAGAGGTTTTGCCTGCTGCATTCTGGTCGCGGCAAGATCATCAAGAGCCGTGAAGATGTTCTTCTGCTGCCCACCAAGAGCGGCCTCAATGTCAGCGCCAAGACGCTCCTGCTGCCCAAGTGTGCGTTGCTCCAAGAACCCTCCAATCTGACCACGGGTTGCGCCAGGCGATTGAGCCAGCAACCGCGTCTGGGACATGAGATTACCGCCGCGAGGCATCACTTCAGCCGGAATTTCAGGTTTAACACCAGCCGTTTGGCGAGCAAGATATGCCTGCATCAATTGATCTGGCGTCATCTGATCCTTCGCCAGTAGACTTGTCGCCCGCTCTGCCGCCAGCATTTCAGGCGCAGTTGTCGCCGCCTTATAAGCGCCAGCAGCCGCAGGGAAAGCTCCACCCAGAGCGCCCCCGAACAAACCACCCATCATTGCGCCTTCAGCCGCCTTATCGAGACGTGCCCCAGCCCCACCTTCGCCCTTCAGGAAGCCCTCAACGCCGCCTGTGCCAGCGCCAACCGCAACGCCCGCACCAACTCCACGAGCGATCTGCGCCGCCAGCCCAGCAGTCCTTGCAGCCGCAGCAGGCGCCGCTCCTTGGAAGCCTGGTACAAGAGCCGCCGCCGCCGCAGGAGCAAGAGCGCCAGCAAACTCACCAATCGCCATCTGCTTCGGACGCTCAACGCCTGCAATAGCTATCTCGGATCTGACCTTTGCAAGTTCCTGCTCATATGGCGTTCCTGAAACCAAGGACCGAGCATAGGCTTCGGCCTCATCTCCAGCACCCATCGCCAGCCCTTGCCCGATGACGCCGCGCCCAACAACATCTCTGAGGAAGCTGCTTGTAGGCTGCATACCAGCCGCAGCCATGCGCTGGGCCGCATAAAGACGGCGATCCTCAAGCGGCATATCCTCAACAGGAGCAGCCTTCGATAAAGCGTTG